ATGTATGCGAAGCACCGGAAATAAAAATGCGTGTCGGTTTTAAATTTTGTTACACTTTTTTGTTACATTGTTACATTAAACAATATGAGAAAAAAAGCTAATTCAATAAATTTTTACATTTATTCATGCCGTTGATTTCGCGGAAAGAATTTGCAAACAAATGCGGTGTGACATCATCATATTTAAATAATTACATCCGGCGCGGAAAGGTGATTTTGATTAAAAATCAAGTGGACATGGCGGATCCGGAAAACCAAGAGTTTTTAATAAAAAGAATTGGTGGATCCGGTGATGTTGTAGTTAAAAAGAAGTTGAAGAAATCACCGGAACCACATCATCCGGAACCGGATGTGGGATTAACAGATTCGGAAAAAATTGAAATTGAAAAAAGAAAAATTGAAGGTGATCGGCGAACAGTTGCCACGATTCAAAAAATTGAAGCCGAAGCGCGATTAAAACAATTGCAAGCGGCAAAATTATCCGGCGAATCTATATCATTGGACGTGGCCATGGATATTGTTTCACAATTATCACAATCATTTATCACCGGATTCCGTGGTTTTTGTGATAATCTTGCATTAAGAATCGCGCATGAATCAAGATTGTCCAAACAACAGACATCCGACATGCGCAAAATGATCACCGAAGGAATGAATAATTCCATTGACAGTTCAGTTGAGCAAGCGAAAGTTGATTTAAAAAAGATGTCGGAACAATATCAATCAAATAAAAAACGATGAATTTGTTTAATTATAACATTGATTCCTTAATTGAACCATTAACGGAAAGTTTACGACATCATTTGTCGGACATCAAACCATCCGATTGGGCGGAATCACACCGCCGGTTGTCACCGGACGTGTCATTGATTGGCGGAAAATTTTCATATTACAATTCACCATATCTTCGAGAAATCATTGATTTTTATTCACCGGATTGTCCATGGAGTGTTGGCGCGTTCATGAAAGCATCACAAATTGGAAACACCGTTGGTGTAATTGAAAACGCACTTGGATGGATCATTGAAAATCAACCGGGAAACACATTGTATTTGGTTGGACATGCGGAATTGGTTAGTCCATCAATGTTGAAGATTGACAAAATGATTGATTCATGCAATATCCGCCATTTAATTCGCGCCACAACACAAAGGATCCGCCGAACAAAATCCGGTGACACCGATAAAATGAAGGAGTTTCCAAATGGGTATTTGCGAATGGGCCACGTCAACCATAAAAGTTTACGGAACGAATCATTTCAATATGGATTTATTGATGATTATGAAGCGATGAAAGGTGCAACCAATGAAGCCGGTGCAACCGACAAATTAATTTTACATCGTTTTGCAGCATATGAAAAAAAAATGAAGGTGTTGTTCATGTCATCACCGGAGTTAAAAAACCAATCAAATATTGAACCGCTATTTTTGAAAGGTGATCAAAGGTATTGGCACATCCCATGTCCACATTGTAATAAAAAAATAATTTGGCATTGGACAACGCCAATGGTTAATGATCCGGAAGAAACCGCCGGCATTGTTTATGAATTGGATGATGGTGAATTAATTCCGGAATCGGTTGCATATAAATGTCAGGAATGCGGAAACACATTTGATGATCGAAACAAAATGGAGTTATTAAACGCCGGTGAATTTATTCCAACGGCGAAATCAAAAGAACCGGGATTTGTTTCGTGGCATGTTTCCGCGTTATATGCGCCAACATTTATGTATGGATGGACGCATTATGTCCGGGAATACTTGGATGCATATCCGCCCGGTGGCCAAGAATCAGAACCAAAGGCAAAAGCATTTTACAATCTTGGAATGGGATTGACATTTGAAGAAAAAACGGATCAATTAGATGGTTCACAATTACAAATGAACATCCGGAAATATGACATTGGATCGGTGCCGGAAAAAATGTCAATTGATGATGGCAATGGTCGCGTGGTGTTATTAACATTAGCGTGTGATTTAAATGGAATTGAAGTTGATGCGCGATTGGATTATGAAATTATCGCATGGACCGAAAACATGACAACATATTCAGTTCAACACGGATCCATTGGTTCATTTGTTCCGCGTGAAGGTACACGGAAGAATAAACCGGATCGTTATAAATGGACATATCATCACAATACAGAACGAAGCGTTTGGCCGGAGTTAGAAAATATTTTAAATGACACGTATGAAGTTGATTCCGAAAATGGAAAACGAAGAATGAAAATTTTTTGCGGCGGAATTGATGTTGGTCATTATGATCAATATGCATGGCAATTCATGGACATGCATCAAGAATTTATTTTATTTGGATTAAAAGGTGAAGGAGTGACCGAAAATCCAAGATTAAAATCAAAATACCTTCCAACCGAACACAATACATCATATTATAAAATCGGGAAAGCGCGTGATAATTTATTTATTGTTAATGTCAATTTGGTCAAAGATGATTTAGCGTCACGAATGCGATTGCAGTTCGATAAAAATATTCAAACAAAACAACCGGCCGGATTCATAAATTATCCACAACCATCCGATGGTTTATATTTATTTGAAAATTATTTTAGTCATTTTGAGGCGGAACAACGTATTAATGAACGCCGTGCCGATGGAACGGTGATTGGAACCAAGTGGAAAAAAAAGGTGTCAACCGCACAAAACCACATGTTTGATTGCATGGTTTACAACATGACCATCCGACAAATATTCACCGATATTATATTAAAGGACGCCGGAATTAAAAACGGCCAATGGTCCGATTATTGTAAAATTATTACAAAGAAAAAATGAAAATTGGCGTTATTATGCCGCATCGCGGTGACCGAAATATTTTTTTAAAACAATTTAACCGGTGTTTGGATTACCAAACATTAAAACCGGAAGTGGTTGAAATTATTGATTACAAACCAACATCCGATGTGGTTGACATCACACCACGTTATCGTGAAGGATATAAACGATTGAGTGGAAAAGGATTGGATGTGATTGCATTCATGGAAATTGATGATTATTATCATCCACAATATTTGGAACAAATTGTTTCCGCATGGAAACGTCATCACAAACCGACCGTGTTCGGTACCAATTACACAATTTATTATCACCTTCATTTAAAAAAATATTTTCGGTTCGAACATTTCCGCCGATCATCAATGATGTCCACGTTATTAAAACCGGATCTTCAAATTAATTGGCCGCGTGATGATGATCCATATACGGACCTCCATATTTGGAAACAATTCAAAGACATTGCAAAATCTAAGGGAGTTAATGCAAACACATCATGGATGACGTTCCAACCAAAACAACATATTTGTGTTGGAATTAAACATGGAATTGGAATGTGTGGTGGACGAATGCATGTTGATCATTTATATAAATACAAACATTCAGATCCAACACTTGAATATTTATCAAAAGTGGTTGATAAAGAATCATTGGAATTTTATAAATCATTAGAAATGCCACATTTTTTTCCGTGATCATTTTAATTTCCTTCATTGAAGGAATTTTTTTTTATTCCATTTTTCATGCGCGTATATTCGTTGACCGATGTAGTATGCAAACACACGTATTTAAATGAAAAAATTCACACATGAGTGATGCCGTAGGCCTTGAAAGGGTTTCAAAAATAGTTGGTTACAAAATTGTAAAGGCTAATTTCAACAACAACACGCCAAATTTACCGCAAAGAATCGCGATTTTAGGCGAGGCCAACAACGCGAATCAATCCGGTTTGAGTGTTGAACCGGAAGTTATTACAAGCGCAAAAGAAGCCGGTGATTTATATGGATTTGGTTCACCAATCCACATAATCATGCGGATATTGCGTCCACAATCGGGTGGTGGCATTGGTGGCATTCCAACCGTTGTTTATCCACAAGCAGAAGCAGTCGGCGCAACATCAAAAATTATTGACGTTACGCCAACCGGTACGGCCACCGGCAACGGAACGCATTATTTAAAGATTGCCGGCCGTGACAATGTTGATGGACAATTTTATGCGATTGGTATTGTTGCCGGTGACACCACATCGGACATCACCGCAAAAGTTGCGAACGCAGTTAATAATGTTTCCGGATCACCAATGATTGGTGATGATTACACGTATGAAACAAGATTCACATCTAAACACAAAGGATTAACGGCGGATAAATTATCCATCACCGTTGACACCACGGAGGCACCCAGTATTGGAATAACATGGTCGGTTGAAAATATTGAATCCGGATCCGGAACACCATCCATTTCCGATGCGTTGAGTAAATTCCAAAACGATTGGAACACACTTGTTATCAATTCATATGGTATGCATGATTCCACAATGGATTTATTGGAATCGTTTAACGGCATTGCAGATCCAACGAATCCGACCGGAAGATACACCGGAATCATAATGAAACCATTTGTTGCATTAACCGGATCCACGGATGATGATCCAAGTGATGAAACCGAATCAAGAAAAATTGAAATGACAATTGCCATTTGTCCGGCACCAAATTCCGCCGGTTTACCGATGGAAGCAGCCGCAAACATGGCGTTGTTACAAGGAAGAATTGCACAAGATAATCCACATTTGGATGTTCAAGATAAATTCTATGTGGACATGCCGGTTCCAAGTGATGGTGACATTGGTTCAATGTCAGATTATGAAAACCGCGATGCATTTGTGAAAAAAGGATGTTCAACCGTTGAATTGGTTGCCGGAAAATTTAAAGTTGTGGATTTTGTCACATCATATCATCCGGATGGTGAATTACCACCACAATTCCGTTATGTAAGGAATTTAAATATTGATTGGAATATTCGATTTAGATATTATTTATTGGAACAAATTCATGTGGTTGGAAAGGCAATCGCGAATGACACCGATAATGTTTCAGTTCAAAACGTGATCAAACCGAAAGGATGGATTCAAATTGTTTCAGATTTAGCGGATCAGTTATCGCAAGATGCGGTGATTGTTGACGCGGCATTTATGCAAGATTCAATTGTTGTTGCAATTTCATCATCCAATCCGGATCGTTTAGAAACCGAATTTTCATATAAAAGAAGTGGATTTGCAAGAATCAGTTCAACGAATGCAAAGGCCGGATTTAATTTTTAATGTAAAAAAAACAAAAATATGAATGTTGGCGGCGATATTTTAGAAATCACATTTACACACGAAACCATTGGTTCCGGTGTAATATTTCCAATGTCTAATTCGGACGGATCCATGGATTTGGGTGGTTATCGTTCAAACGATGACGCCGACATGATTGCCGGGAATGGTGACATGGTGGATCAGATGAACAACAAACGTTGGTCAATGGAATGTCCGGTTGTGTGGGATGCAAACACACGTGAAGATCTTGAAAAATTAAATCAATTAGCCGCGTCAACGATTCCGGCAGATTGGACCATTTCATTAATCAATGGTGTAATTTATTCCGGTAAAGGAAAACCGGTTGGTGATTATGTTGGAAACACTAACAACGCACAATTTCCATTAAAAATTTCCGGTGGAGGAAAATTAAAGAAACAATAAAAACTTTTTAACATGGCCGAACAAAAAGTTAATTCAACACAAGCCGGTGTTGAATTTGATGAATGGTTAAATTCCAAGCGAATCCGAGAATCACGCCGTGAAGCGCGTGATCATCAAATTGCGGATTGCGTTTCAGCAATTCAAGAAGGAATTTTGGAATTTGACAATGAAACAAAGATTTTAAAACACAATTTGATTTTTGAAGTCAATGAAATTGATTCGGTGGAATATAAAAACCGCGTTTCAAGTAAAGACGTAGAACGATATTTGAAAGGCGTTGCACCGAATGATGCCGATGGCAGATTGCGCGCGTGGATTTGCGCATTAACCGGTCAACCGGTGAATGTGATCCGGAACATGGACACGGAAGATTTATCAATTGCACAATCAATTGCCCTTTTTTTCCAATAACCGATCACACGCCGGAAAGCATAAGCAACATGATCAAAGGTGTTGTTAGAACATTTAATTGGACGCCGGATGTGATTGATAATTTATTTTTGGATGATATTGATCACCATGGTTTAATTTTTTGGCATAACGACATCGTTGAAGTCAGTAAAGAACTAAAAGGTGATTAATGAGTAATTTTGTAATTCCATCCATATTCACGGCGGTTGACAAGTTTTCCGCACCGCTTGCAACAATGCGCAACAACACCGCGTCATTTGCTGCAAAATCAGAAGCAAACATTGCGCGTGTGGATCGTGCGTTTCATAAATTAACACCGGGAATTTCATCCGCAACAAAACAAATGTGGAACATGGCCACAGCCGCCATTGGAATTGGCGCGGTCATTGGTGGTGTTCATTTTTTCACATCATCAATCAAGGATTATGAAGTTGCATTGGATTCGGCGCAAGCCATCACCGGTGCCACTAATAAAGAATTTGTAAATTTCAAAAAACAAATTGAATCGGTGGCATCCGCCACAAGGCAATCAGCTATTGAGGTTGCAAAAGGTTTTGAGGTTGTTGGATCACAACAACCGGAATTATTAAAAAACGCCGATGCACTTGGTAAGGTTACCGAAGCAAGTATAATTTTATCCAAAGCAAGCCGCGATGATTTGGAAACATCATCCAAGAATTTAACCGGTGTGATGAATCAATTCAATTTAACCGCAAAAGATGCAGAACGAACAATGAATGTTTTGGCAGCCGGTTCGGTTGTTGGTGCGGCATCAATCACCGAAGTTGGTGAAGCGATGAAAAATTTCGGTGCGGTTTCATCATCCGCGAATATGTCATTAGAACAATCGGTTGCATTAGTTGAAACGGTTGCGAAATTTCAAATAAAAGGTGCCGAAGCCGGAACCAAATTGCGTGGTGTCACTTTAAAATTACAGAAGGCCGGTATCGGTTATGCATCCGGACAATTTGATATTAGTAATGCATTAGAAGAAACCCGGAAAAAATTTGAAAGCCTTGGATCCGCAAAAAAACAAGATGCATTTTTAAATCAAATTTTCGGCGCTGAAAACGTTTCGACCGGTAAAATTTTATTGAACAATATTGATTTATTTAAACAATATACATCCGGCGTCACCGGAACCAACACGGCGGTCACACAAGCGGAACAAAACACATCCAATTTCACAACAAAATTAGATGAATTAAAAAACAGATTTCAAAACATATTAGTTTCAAGCGATAAAACAACCGCCGGAATTTCTACATTATCAACTTTTGTTGTGTTTTTAACGAATAATTTAGATTCAATTATTACCATTGGCGTTGCGTTTATCGGAATATGGTTGGCAATCAAAGCGGTTTTAATGATTTCACGTGCGGCGTTGGTTGCATACAATATTATATTAGGCATTTCAACCTTGATCCAAGGGAAAAGTTTATTTGCATTGCGCGCGAATGCGTTTGCGATGAAAACCGTTGCGATTGCAACAAAGGTGATCACGGCGGCGCAATGGTTATGGAATGCGGCAATGTCCGCGAATCCAATTGGATTAGTTATCGCCGCAATTGTAGCATTATCCACCGCCGTTTATTTCATTGTTGACGCATGGGATTCATGGGGCGCGTCAATTGCATTTATCACCGGAATCATTGGTGGACCATTTATCATGGTGATTATGGCGGTCATTTCAATTGTTCAATCGGTCCGCCGGAATTGGGATTTATTGGTTGATTCATTTACCAATGGCGGTTTAATTTCCGGTATTTTAATGATCGGAAAAGTTTTGTTGGATGTGATTTTGATGCCGATGCAACAAATAATGGAAGTGATTGCGAATTTAACCGGCGCAAATTGGGCGGCGGATTTTGCCGCAAACATTGAGCAATTCCGGAATGATCTTGGCGTGAATACTGAAAATCAAACAACCGAAGTTGTTAATCCACAAGCGGATCAACAACAATCATTGGCGCGGCAAATCACACAAACCAATAATGCGCGCGTCACCATTGATAATCGTTCCGGTTTTGGAATAAGTTCGGACAATAATGATTTAATTGAAATACAAACATCACCATCATTTGAATTATAATGGATTTAAAATTAATTGAAGAAGGAAACGGCGGTGAAGTGATTTATGCGGATTTTGATTTAACAACCATTAATGGTTTATCAAATCAAATATACCTTGCATTATTTGGTGGCAATCCGGGAAATCCAACGCCGTTTGAACGTGGTGAAAATGAAGAAGGTTTGGATTTTTGGGGCAATACCTTTTTAAATCAACAACAACAATTTAATTCAACAACGGAAAACACACTTGTCAATGTTGCATTAAATAGTCAAGGACGTTCCGAAATTGAAAAAGCAGTTAAAAAAGATTTGGAATATTTATCCGAAATTTCAGAAGTTGAAGTTGAAGTGATAATTCAAAATGATCAACGTTGCAAAATCAACATTGATATTAATCAACCAAAAAACATTGAAGATTCTTCATTTCGTTTTATATGGGATGCAAGCGCAAACGAATTAACAACACAATAAAATGGTCACGATTCCAACATTATCAACATTAATTTCCGATGTAACATCCGACATCGAAACTAAATTTGGTTCCAATGTTCCAACATTCGGAAAGGTATTTTTGCGCGCGGTTATATTGGTTCAAGCCGGTAAATTAAAAATTATGTATTTAATTTTGGCAAAGTTGCAAAAAAACATTTTTGTTGACACGGCCGATTCAGAAAATTCCGGCGGCACCTTGGAAAGATGGGGCCGGATAAAACTTGGAAGAAATTCATTTGCAGCCACCGCCGGTGAATATACAATTCAAGTGACCGGAACAATTGCATCGGTGATTCCGGGTGAAACAAAGTGGTCCGCAACCATTAATGGAGTGACAAAATATTTTATTATTGATGAAGATTATGCATTGGCAGCATCCACCGACACATTAACCGTTCGATCATTGGAAACCGGTGAATCATCACGATTAATTATTTCACAAACGTTGAGGTTGACGCGATCGGTTGATGGTGTTGACAATGCCGGTTCGGTTATTAGTGAAGATATTATTCCGCAAAGTGAAGAAGATTTGGAAGATTATCGCGCGGCGGTGGTTTCGGCGTTTCAATTAGAACCACAAGGTGGTGCGGCGTCCGATTATCGAATTTGGGCGGATGACGTTTCCGGTGTTTTAAAGGTTTATCCATATGCGGTAAATGGACAACCGGCGGATGTTGTGGTTTATGTTGAAGCGACCACGGCGGATTCAATTGATGGCAATGGAACGCCATCATCATCCATGTTGGATGATGTTTCAGCAGTATTCGAACAAGATCCGGACACATCAAAAGATATTGATGAACGTGGCCGGCGTCCACTTGGTGTGTTTAATTTGGACGTGGATCCGGTGGTTCCGATACCGGTTGACATCACCGTTCCTTCATCCACATACACCACCGCGCAACAAACCGTGATTGAAACCGCATTAACTGAAAGATTGGCGAACATCCGTCCATTTATAGGTGCGGCGGACATTTTAGAATTACAAGATGACACATTGGATGTGAATATAATCACCGCCGAAATATTATTAACATATCCCGGAACATCATTTGGATCAATTTCCATGGATGTCAATTCCATTAATGTTTCAACATATACTTTTGAAAATGGCGAAATTCCATATTTAAATTCAATAACATTTAGTTAATCATGGCGCGATTGGATCAATTAAAAAAATTATCAAGGCAATTATTACCAAGTGGCCGCGCGTTTAGAATGCCATTTGGCGGATTCTTTGAAAAATTATCATTTTCATTAGTTGAAAGTGAATCACGTTTTTTGGATGATTCGTTTTCCATATTATCATCATTACTTCCGGACAATAGTGATTTCACCACGATTGACGCGGCGCAATGGGAAACACGCCTTGGAATAATCACCAATGAATCGGTTTCATTAGATGATCGAAAATCAGCAATTTCAAGAAAATTAGCACATCCGGGAACGGTTAAACCGCGCCAAAATTATGTTTATTTGGAGGGGCAATTAAGACAAGCCGGATTTGATGTTTATGTTCATGAAAACCGATTTGGCGATTATGCCGCCGGATTTAATTGGGTATTGCCGGAATCATTTTTTCCATCGGAAGGATCCGATTTAATTGTGAATGGCAGTTTTTTAACCGCGTCCGATTGGACGTTGCCGTTCGGAACCATTATGGTTGCCGGTGATGGATATTTAACATTTTCCGGTGCGGCACCGGCGGAATATGCCGCACAAACATTTGGATCACCAATCGCCGCCGATTCCGGATTGTATCGTTTACGGATTTATCAAAGGGCGGATTTAGATGATTGCAAAGTGGAATTATTAGATGGAACCGCCACGGTCCAATGGTCACAAGATTTTAATAATCCGGATGAAACGGTGGTGATTGATATTGACGCATCAACATTCACGTCAATCGTGACCGAAATCCGGATTTATTCCGAAACCGATGGCAATGGAAGCATTGAATATGTTTCATTAAACACAATTATTGATCCGAATGATTATCCGGGATTAAATGAAACGTATTATGGTTTAGAATACACCAATTATATTGTGAACCACGTGGATCCGACACGTGAAATTTTTTATGATTTTGGTAGTAATTTAAAATCCACATTTTTCATTGGCGGCCAAGATTTAAATGACATCACAAAATTATACACCGATATTGATTCCAACCGAATTGAAGAATTTCGACAATTGATTTTGAGATTAAAACCGGCACAAACCAAAGCGTTTTTATTTATTAATGAAATTTAAATGTCAATAAGTACATTAAATATTAATAATTCGGCCGTGGTTAAACACACGGCAAAATTGGAAAAAATGCATCGTTCCGCGTTACCGGTTGCGATTCGTGGCGCGATAAATAACGCGGCGTTTGATGTCAAACAACGTTCCATGCCGAAATCATCAAAGAAGTCATTCACCATCCGGAAACAAAACTTTTTCAAAGCAAATTCACGCGTGTTGATGGCAAAAGGTTTTCATGTTCGGTCCATGCGTGCGACCGTTGGATTTTTATCTTCCGGATTAAAAGGAAATAACAATCAAGCGGTTAAAGATTTAGAAGAACAAGAACATGGCGGATCCATTGGTGGACGTTCATTTATTCCATTAAAAACATCACGTGTTTCAACAAGTGATTCACGTCCGGTTAAAGCCCGGTATCGTTTGAATGAATTAAAAAATGTTGTGAATGCAAACAAGGTGGTGGCACCGAGTAAGAAACAAAAATTCATTAAAGCGGCATTCAAGGCAAAACAACAATTCGGAAAAGACGCGTTTGTTTTGGGAAACGTCCGGAGTGGTGGCCGTTTAACATTGTCACATATTAAAACAATTAGATCTTCCGGAAGAAATGGAATAAAAATGACACGTGTTCCAATTTATAGTTATAAAAAAGGATTTGTTGCAAGAGTTAAGCCAACGCAATTCATGCGCCGTGCCACCATGGAAAGCGGATTAAAAATTGAACAATATTTTTTGAATCAAGCGCGCAAACAATTTGAAAGATTAAATAAATGAGTTGGATCGAACGCATATCAAATGAAATGATCATTGTCACCGGTGATGGGAAAGAATACCGGCCAATGTATTTAAACGCCGAACGTGAAACGCAATTTCACACATCGCAATTTGAATTTGTGAACAAACGTGGAACATTGGTCCATCGTGGAAAAGATAAAGGAAAGGTTTACACATTAGAATTATATTTTCAAGGTGAAGATAATTTGGATGTGGCCACGGCATTCGATAAATCAACATTGGATTCGCGGCCATGGACAATTTCACATCCACTTTATGATTCCATTACGGTTCAACCGGTCCGGATCCATCAAGATAACACGCTGATGAATGTCACCAAATTTTCATGCGCGGTGATGGAAACCATTACGGAAAAATTACCGGCGTCCACCGTTGCGCCAAAAGAACAATTGGATGCGGACATTGAAGATTCAAAAGAAGCGATTGCGCAAGAATTTGCCGGTGAAAATTTCACCACCACCGATTCCACAATTTTAACTTCCAATAATATTGAAAACTACAATCAAGGAAAAAAGGGATTGTTAAATAATATTGATGCGCAATTGTATTATAATCAATTCAAACAAGCCAACGCCGCAATTTTAAACGTTTCATCCGCGCCATTGTTAGCAATGCGCAAAATCCAAGCAATGATTGAATCACCGGCATTATTTGTTGATTCAGTTGAAAACCGATTAGCAACATTAGAAAATCAATATTTAAAACTTCGCACATCAATTTCCAACATCACCACAAGGAAAAAAAAGGTGGCATTTGAGGCATACGGAGTTGGAACCGCATTGGCAATTATCACGGCCGCCATTAGTGGATCCACCGCATCAACAATTGGTGAAGTTTTAACAATTGCAACACGCGTTTCAAACAATTATGATTTATTATTAACCGATTTGGATTCATTACAGTCAACCAACGGCGGTGAAGTTAATTCATACATTCCAAATGGCGAATTATTACAAAAATTAACATCCGCCACAAATTTTTCATTGGCATTTTTAAAACAAATTAGTCTTGGAAAATCAATTGAACGGTCAATTATTTTGGAAGAAGATTCAAATTTAATTTCATTGACACATCGTTTTTATGGTTTGGATTTAGATGATGAAAATTTGAACACCTTTATGAATATAAATAATATTGGATTGAATGAAATGTTGTTTATCAGGAAGGGCCGAACAATTAAATATTTAATATGATCATAAAAATCAACGGTCAAAAATTTGAATATTTCGACAAATTTACGGTTGATTTGAAATATAATTCAATCGCATCCACATTTTCATTTGGATTTTATTTTGATCCGGCAATTCATTCAAAATTACACGATTTTAAAGCATTCAGTAAAATAATAATTGAAGATAATAATGAAGTGATTTTGACCGGAATAATATTATCACACACACTTCCAAGATCACCAAAAAAACAATTGAATGTTGTGGCCGGTTATTCATTACCCGGTCAACTTGGTGACACCACAATTCCAATTTCAAGTTATCCGTTACAATCCACATCCAAGTCATTAAAACAATTGTGTGATGATTTATGCGCACCATTTAATATTAATGTTGAGGTTGATCCGGACGTGATGGGTGATGCCAATTTAATATTTGATGAATCAACGGCAGAAGAAACCGAAACGATTCAATCATATTTATCCAAATTAGCATCACAACGCGGAATTGTTTTATCACATACACCAACCGGATCTTTATTTTTAACAAAAGCAAAATTAAAAGCGTCACCAATTCTTGAAATAGTTGAAGGTGATATTCCAAATCTTGAAATGGTGTTGTCGTTTGATGGTCAAGGGATGCATAAAAACATAAATGTTTTAAAAGATTCGGATCCGGAATCCGGTGCGGCGGATGAAGTAAGTGTTTTAAATCCATTTGTTGATATTGAAAAAAGCACCACGAAAATTTTAACATCCGGCGCGGCCGAAGATTTACAATTGGCGGTTAAATCAGCGTTGGGAAATGATTTAAAAGGAATAAAATTGATTATTAATTTTGACCGGTTTGATCCAAAAGGCAAAGTAATCCGGCCAAATTCAATTATTACGGTGATTGATCCGCAATTAAAAATGTCAAACAAAGTTCGTTGGTTTATTGATAGTGTAAAATTAACCGGATCACCAAAAGAAAAAACCGCCAATATCACTTGTTATTTACCTGAATCATTAAATGGAAATTTACCATCATATATTTTTGATTAAATGTTGCGAATAGTTCAGTTTTTATCAAGTAGGTTTGAAAAATTCCGGTTTTTTAAATTTAATATTTCAAAATCCAACACACAAGATGTTCGGGTTGTCGCGCCATTTGGCGTTGATTCGGTTCCAATTAAAGATATGATGTTGGCATTGGGTGGAACAAGGATAAAAGGGAAAAGTGTTGTGATTGGTGTTTTAAACGTTAGTGGCGAAGCCGATGAAGGTGAAGTTAGATTGTATTCGGTTGATCAATCCGGATCAGTTAAAGCCAAGATTCACATAAAAAATGATGGAACAATTGTTGTGGAATCATTAAATATGAATATTTTAGCGGAAACACTTGCAATTGATGGTGATGTTACGGTGACCGGTGATGTAATTGCAGAAGGTGAAGTGACCGCGAAAGCGTCAACAACCGATGTCAGTTTATCAACACACCTTCATTCCACAAGTGGTTATGGCGCGCCGACATCAACACCGGCACCGAACACATAATTAATATGAAAAAATAATGCCATTAGACATCGCAAATTTATCCGCATCATTACGTGATGCAATGCGTGATTCAATTGGAACACCGATCACATCCGCGCAATTTGCAAACACGGCGGTTTTGGCGGCAACAATGGCCACGGCGATTGATACATTTGTTAAATCCGGAACAGTCACCACAACGGTTGCGGCGGCAATTCCGGTTCAAGTGGTTCCGGCAACCGGCACCGGTGCGACAACCGGCACCGGTGCCGGATCAGGTTCAATAACTTAAAAAAAAGAATATGGCGGTTTATAATAGTGAAACGATTTACATCCAAAGTAAAACCACGGCGGCGGCAAAGGTTTGCGCAATTGATGCTTTGATTGACGCGTTATTTTTACAAATGGCGTCCGTGGTAGGAACGTCAAATATTGAAGAATATCAATTGAATGACGGTCAAACAACCATCCGCACAAAATACCGAAGTCCGGACCAAATCACCGCGACAATTAATGTTTTGGAACAGATGCGCAACAGATATTTAAACCGATTAAATGGACGAATCGCACGTGGTGTTGATTCAAAAAATTTCAGACATGGTAAAAGATAATTTAACATTCGCCGGTCGCGCTATTGTTTCGGCCGTTAAACTTGCAAATCGAATTGGAATACCATTAGAAAATGGTCCATCATCCAATAAGAAAAAAAACGTCACGTCATATTATGGTGAACGTGATCAACCATTTTCATGGTCATATGATGGTGAAAAAAATCTTGGTGAAATTGGGCCGGCGCGTGATTATTCACCGAATTATGAAATATTGCGGATTCGATCATGGCAAGCATACATGGAAAGTGATATTGCACAATCTATTTTTAAAAAATTTCAAACATGGATCATTGGTAAAGGATTAAAAATCCAAGCGGAACCGGATAAAATTGTTTTAGAATCAGAAGGAATTAAACCGCCGGATGAACAGTTTACGCAAAAAATTGAATCAAGATTTCGATTATATGCAAAAAACACAATGTCAGATTTCACCGGGATGCAAAATTTACACATGATTGCAGACAAAGCACATAAAACCGCCGTGGTTGGTGGTGATTGTTTGGTTGTGTTACATTATATTAAAAACCAAGTAAAAGTTCAATTGATTGATGGCGTGCATGTTAAGTCACCGGCATATACAACAACAATCAATCCGGTCACAAAGAATCCAATCATCCATGGCGTTGAATTAGATGAATCCGGAAACCATGTTGCATATCATTGTCGGTTTAAAAACCGAAATGTTGAAATAAAAGCATTTAACAACGGTTTGCGCGTTGCGTTTATGGTTTACGGTCATCAATACCGGTTGGATAGTCATCGCGGAATGCCATTGATTGCGGTTGTATTGGAAACCATGAAAAAAATGGAACGTTACAAGGAAGCCACAATTGGATCCGCCGAAGAACGTCAAAAAATTTCAGTATTTGCCGAACATAAATCACAATCCACCGGTGAATCACCATGGACCGAACGATTATCAAAAGTTATTGACGTGGATGGTGATGATGATGTTCCGGAAGATATTAACGGAACACAATTGGCCGACACGGTGGCGGTCACCACTAATAAACAGTTGATTAATATGCCAATTGATTCAACATTAAAAATGTTGGAATCAAAAAATGAATTGTATTTCAAAGAATTTTATGAAACAAATTACAATTTTTTATGTGCGGCATTAGAAATTCCACCAAATGTTGCGCAATCAAAATACAATGATTCATTTTCGGCGTCACGCGCAGCAACTAAAGAGTGGGATTATACTATTGACATCAAACGTGAAAATTTTTCATTTCAATTTTATCGCCGTGTTTATGAATTTTGGTTTTATGTTGAGGTTTTGAAAAATAAATTGGATGCACCCGGTTACATTACCGCATTTGAAGGTGAAGATGAAATGATTTTAAAAGCATATACCAACGCACGTTTTACCGGGCCGCATTTCCCACATATTGATCCGGTAAAAGAAGCGAACGCGGTTCGGATAAAAATGGGAACGGCGGCGGCACACCTTCCGTTGCAATCACAAGAATCCGGCACCGAAGAATTGAACGGCGGTGATTCCAAAGTGAACACCGAACGATTCGCCGAAGAATTAAAGCGCGCGGAAACATTGAAGATTCCAACACAACAACAACTGATTAATGATCCACCACCGGAACCAAATCAATGATTTATTTAATCATCATATTTATACGGTTGTTTAAACCGTTCCGGTTGATTTTCCACAAAATCTTTTAAAACCGGTTTCAACATTGATGTTATTGTTATCCCTTTATGCCTTGAAATATTCACAAGTTGTTGATGAAGCGCGGAATCAATTCGGTTAATCCTAACTTCCTTTGAAGTATTTGTGTTTTTTTTCATGGATTCAAAGTTAGATGATTTTAAATTTATTTCCTTCAATGAAGGAATTAATTTTGAACACCTTTGCGGCATGTCTATTTTTGGAAATATATGGCAAAGGAAATTTATCTTTATTCATCAATTTATGATTTCGTTGCGGAATCAATTATTCAAAAAATGGATGATTTAGCGGATGAAGATTTGGTGATGCGAATTAATTCACCGGGTGGTGAAGTGTTTTCCGGATGGGGTATTGTGGCGAAGATAAAAGAACATGCCGGATCCATCACCGGAAAAATTGATGGTGCCGCAATTTCAATGTCGGCGTTGATTTTACTTTATTTTGATTCAGTTGAAGCCATGGATGTTTCGCGAATAATGTTGCATCGTGCGAATATGTTTGTGGAAAATGAAGATGATCAGAAATTTTTGGATTCAATTAATGCGGATATTAAAAAACAATTGAAGAAAAAAGTTGATTCCAAAGTTTTTAAAGAAATTACCGGAATCAGTATTGACGAAATGTTTAATTCCGAAGAACAAAAAGATGTTTGGTTGACCGCAGATCAAGCGAAAAAAATTGGTTTGATTCAAAAAGTAAACAAATTAACACCGGCGGCATCAAAAGAAATTGCCGCAATGAATAATAAATTTTATAACATCGCCGCAATCGGCGAAAATAACCCAATTGAAATGAAGGATCCAAAAGTTACTGTTGACACATTAAAAACATCCAATCCGGAAGTTTTTCAAGCAATTCAAGCCACCGCCGTTTCAAGTGAACGCGATCGTGTTGGCGCATGGTTGGCATATATGGACGCGGACAAAGAATCGGTTTTGAAGGGGATAAAAGATGGGTCCGCAATGACACAAACATTGCAAGCGGAATTGAATGTGAAGTTGGTAAACGCCGGAAAACTTAACAAAGTTAAGGCCGGAAATCCGGAATCACCAAGAGCATCCGATGACAATTTGGATGTTGAGGTTGAAGAAAGGATTGTGAAAATTAGCGTTGCCGGAAAAGAAGTTGATTTAAGCGCGGAAGAATCCAAACATCAATTAAATGGCATTAATGCCGCAATTTTACAAGCTAAAGAAGGAATTAAAATTAATTAACCATGAGCCAAGAAAACGCATTGAACACCGGTCAACAATCAATCACGCACACGGACACATCCAAAATATTCGTGTTTGACAACCGTTATGATAATTTTGAATACAACAATTCATCATATGTGGATGAAAATCTTTATGCCGGTCAATTAATGGGTGAAATTGCCGCCACGCGGAAAATCGTTCCATTAGATCCAAACGCATCGGATGGTTCACAATTACCGATTGGAGTATTAGCAAACGACCACGTGGTTTCCGGAGGCGAAACCAAATCGGTTTCACTTTGTGTTGCCGGTGATGTTGTTGAAAATAAAATACGATTGGAACCGGGTGTTCATTTGACCGATGTGGTTGATGGCCGAACATTACGTTCAAGAATGGGAACCGACACCGTTGGAATCAAATTGGTCGGAAGTCAAGATTTAACGAATTACGATAACGAATAAATAATTAGACATGAACATTTCAACATCACTTGCAAGAGCAGAATTAACAAAAGCATTGGTTGACGTTTACAAAGAACGGCCAAAAGTTTATGGATTTCTTCGTTCATTTTTTCCAACCAAAACATCAACCACATTAACCGTTTCAATTGAGGTTAAACGCGGAACGGAATATGTTGCGGAGGATGTAGAGCGTGGAACCGAAGGGAACCGAAACAACATGTCAAGGTCCACGGAAAAAATATTTTTACCACCGTTATATAAAGAATATTTTGACGCAACACAATTGGCGGTTTATGACCGATTATTTGCATCCACCGAAATTTCGGCGGCCGCATACACGCAATTCTTAGAAGAATTAGCGGAAGGAATTGGTCTATTGGAAGATAAAATTGAACGATCATATGAATTGCAATGTTCACAAGTATTGCAAACCGGAATTGTTCAATTGAACGGTGGAACAAATATTGATTTTAAACGGAAGGCCGCACATATTGTGGATTTAACGGATATTAACGCAAACCGTTATTGGTTGGCTGCAAATGATGCAACCGCCACGCCAATCCAAGATGTGATTGATGGCGCAAAATTAAACCGTGAAAATGGAAAATCACAAGGTGGTGTTTTTAATGTTTTACTTGGATCACGCGCATATGAAGCATTGATAGGAATGCCAAATGTGATTGCAAAACATGATATTAAAAGTTTTGATTTAGGCATGATAAATGCACCACAACGAAATTCGGTCGGTGCGTCATTCCATGGTGTTATTGCTGGCGGATCTTATTCATTTAGATTATGGACATATCCGGAGGTGTACGAATCCTCAACCGGAACATTCACACCGTATATTGATGAAACATATATGATTATAATTCCGGAAACACCGAAATTTAAATTAGCCTTTGCCGCCGTTCCGCAATTAATAACAAACGGCCAACCACCACGTGTTGGATCATTTGTTTATTCAGATTTTCCGGATCCGCGAAAAAATGCGCATGATTTCATAGTGGAATCCGCCGGTGTTGCAATTCCAACGGCCGTTGATCAAATTTATACGGTCAAAGTATTAGCATAAAAAAATATGAAATTTAAAGTTCGTGTTTTAAGCATATCCGGAAAGGGGAAAAAGATTTATAAAAGTCAAGAAATAATTGATGAACAAGATCTTCCAAACGGAAATGCGGATGAATTAGTTGCAAAGGGATATTTATCACCGGTTGAAGCGGAAGTTGAAGCGGAAGTTGAAGCGGAAGCGGAAGCGGAAGCAGAAGCGGAAGCAGAAGCAGAAGCAGAAGTTGAAGCCGCCACCGACACCAATAAACCGGTTGTAATTGATGACATCACAAAAAACGAAATCATCGAATTTTTAAATGGAAAAAATATTGCATACAATCCACGATCTAATAAATCACAATTGTATGAATTATACACAGAAAATTTTTGATCATTTAACACGTGAATCATAAAAGGGGCGGCGGCATGGTGAAAACAATGCCGCCGTTTTTTATTAAAACAATATGAGTTTAAAAACAAGAGCAAAAGCAGACGCCGCCAATATATTATCCAATTCGGATGAATGGGGTGAATCATTGATTTTTGATGATGGAAACGGATCAATTGTCACGGTCAATGGTTTATATGTTGAACATCATATGGATGTGGATGAACAAGGAAACAAAGTGATTGGTAAAAATGGCCGCGTCACGGTTTCCGAACAAACGTTGATTGATGCCGGATATACGGTCCGCGATTCGAACAACGATGTGGATTTAAAAAACCACAAAGTTTCGGTGAATCATCAAAACGGTTCGGTTGTTAAATATCGGATTGAATACATTCAACCGGATGAAACACTTGGTTTAATATTATGTTATTTAGGGGATTATGCCACAAATTAATGGAGTAATAAACGAACAAGGATTTGAAAAAATCCGTTCACGTATTTCGGAAATCATTGCGGATGAATTGCCGCGTCAAGTTGAATTGAATTATGATGATCAAGATATAAATGCAACGGTTTGGATGGAACGAATTGTGGCGTTTGATCATTCCGAATTACCGGCCATCAATGTTCATTTGCATGAAGGTGACATGACAAATCAAAGTCCGGGATCATCACATGGTGAATATAAAGTGGATGTGGATGTTTATGTTAAAGCACCCGGAAATGATGTTGATTATGGTTCATCGCTTGCAATGGTGAAATTATTACGATTAATTGGAATCATCCGCGCCATCATTCAAAATCCGATTTATAAAACACTTGGATTTGATGCGCCATTTATTATGCATCGTGGTGTTCAAACCTTCATGATTCCGGACCAACAAATTAATACAATCCAAAATGTTGTCACCGGCCGGATCACAATCATTGTCCGCGCGCATGAATCTACCGATTTAATAAATCCAAATGACATCGCCGGATTCCAAACGCGTGTGTTTTTATCCGATACGTTAAAGGGTTATTTGTGGCAAAATGAAGATTCGGATGTTGATCCGGTGGATGCATGTGTTGCGGTTGTGGATTCGTTGTCCACCGATGAAAAACTTCAATGCATTCTTCCATCATTTGATTTTGGTGAATCATTGGTTCAAGCAGCGTTGACCGATCAACAAGAAACGGATCTTTCAAATTATTTATGTATTCCAAAATCCGGGGTTGTTTATCAAACGGAATTATCACAAGGTTTGACAAATGATGCGGATTCCGGATCCGAAGGTTGGTTGATTACAAATGGTTATTTTAATGACGTTGTTTTGGCGAATCCGGCAAGTTTTGCCAAATTGGATTATTCATCACCGGATCCATTTTTTACACTTTTAAATAATAATGTATTCGGAAATAAAAACAGATTTACCGCAATTGATGGAACGCAAATTTACACGGCCGGAATCTTGATTGACCATTATAGGAATTTAATGATTGACACGAATAAACAACCGAACGCCGGGAGTTGGCAATTAAATTGTTCATCGGTAATTGGTGCCACTTTTAATGGTTTTAACGATTGGTTTGTGATGACGCGCGCGGCGTTGGAAAGTGTGTTTAATCCATCATCATATTTAAATTATTCACCATTTAATATTATTGCGGATTTAAGCGCACATGTATTATTTTCATCCACCGAAGCCGGTGCCGGTTCCGCGTTTAGGTTATACAATGGACAATGGGCTGCAATTTCGAAAACATCAACCGGCGCCGGTTTTTTAATTTGTCGAAAAATGTATTAATATAAATTTTAAATAAATAATTATGGAAAAAAGACACACACCGTTGGAAGTAATTTCCGGATCCAATGGAACAAAGATAATCACCGGGGCAATCACCGGATCCAACGCACGTGGATTTCAAGTGAATGAGGATGCAACCATTAGTGTTTTAACGTCCGAGGCGTGGAACCCGGAAACAAATGAATTTGATGATGTGGAGGATGTTTTAACCGATCACATCCAAGGCGGTGTTGCCACCACATTATCCGCCGGAACAATTGTGATGTGTCAACAACATCATTTTGTAAACATCACACCGGCAACCGGTTCCATTAATTTAATTTTATAATGTTTGGATTTGGATTTTCACATATGTTTCGCCGGAAATCCACCGCGCCGAATCCATATCCGGGAAACGTAATAATTAATCCATCATTTGATGATGGTGCGACTAATTGGAATATTAGAACACCAACTAATGGATCCGCAGTTATTCAAAATGGTCGGTTGGAATTTACCACCACCGCCGGTTCAAGCAGCGTTGTTATTGATTCAGCGCAATCAATTCCAAATGGGAATTACACGGTTTATGTTGAGGTGGAAACCAATCAATCAAGTGTTGTAGCGGAATATGAATCAATTTTTACTTATCCAACCGGTGCCACGCAAAATTCCGACACGTTTGGATCCGCCGGAACATTTATTTCGACCGGAACCGTTGGTTTTAATAGTGGCGCGAATTTATCAATTGATTTTCGAATTTTAAATTTAACCGGATTGTGTTATATTAATTCAATTCATTTGGTTCCACAATAAAAAATTATGTTTTCATTTGGTTTCACCATCCGTAAACAACAATTGACATCCGCGCCACCGTTGCCGGTTGAATTTGGAAATATTTATTCCGGTAGTGATTTATCGGAATGGCTACAAATAGGAACATCCGCCACGTTCACACAAAGCGGATTAAATATTATATGTTCGGGATCAGGCGGAACCGGTGGAACCGGCGCGTCTAATTTATTTAAAGATTACATTGTTTTAAATACCGGACCACATAAATTCACGTGTTTACCAAAATGGAAAATCACGGTTGATTTAACCACCGGAACCATAAACACCGGAACATCATTTGGTGTTGGATTGGGTGTTGTTTCCGCCAATGGTTTTGAAGAACGCGATTTGATTTGCAGAATTGCGCAAGATTCATCCGTGTTGGGAAGGTCACAAACATATTATGGTGACACGGATTCCATTGGTTTAAACTTTCAAAATGTGATGGGAACCACGCATTCCATTTCATCATCTACGCGATACAAATTTGAATTTGAAAAAGATGAATTAACTATTTATAGTAGAATATACAATTCATCGGATGTGTTGTTATATGAAGAATCAAGAACCGACACGCCACCGGGCGGTGATGTTAATGATATTCACCACAACACCGGTCGTTTTGCCATCAATCAATTTGGCGGAACCACCACGATCCACAACATTGATATTTCCACCACCACCATGAAATATGCCGATTCATTATTTATTGGTGATTCAATTGCATATGGCGGAAAATCATCATCACTTGCAAATCGTTGGATTAATCAAAGGCAAAGTGACACATTTGAAGTTTTGGCGGGATGGGCGGACCGGATGCAAGAAGCGCAAATAAGGATTGATGAAGTCATTGCATTAAGACCAAACCACGTTTATATTTGCCTTGGATCCAATGACATCAAGGATGTTTCATGGTCCGGATCCGGTGAAGCGGCATTGGATTCCATATTATCTTCATTAAGCGGTTACGAAATAACGATGGTTTCACCAACGGCGCGGAATGATGTTAATGTTTCAGCCGTGGAAACATACATGGTTTCAAAGGGAACCACATTGTTGGCATATTCCGCAACCAAGCAAACCACAAATTCGAATTTATTAGGACCATATAATTCCGGGGATGGTGTTCATTTAACGGATGCCGGCCATTTAATTTTATCAGCATTATAAAACCATGGAAATCACAACATTATTGGAATTGTCAAAACAAGGAATCATTGCGGTGTTATTATTGGGAATTTATCTATTTCACAAAAGTTATGAAAAACGTGCGGAAAGGCGGTTTAAATTAATGAGTGTAGCAAAGATCACGCGCGCGGACCGGAAAGTTTATGATTTTATTAAATCAATCGCGGCGGAATTTAACATTGACCGGTGTTATGTCATTATGTTTTCCAATGGTGGAAAATACACATCCGGCCGTGACATTCGTTGGTTATCCATGACAAATGAATATAATAAACCGGGATCCGGATTGAGTTATGTTGGAATACAATTGCAAAGTGTGATTGTAAATGGTGAATTTGTGTTGTTGATGGATGATTTATTTACCAACCGTGTTCAAATTTTCAATGATATTAAAAAGATTGCGCCGGATTTCGATATTAAAAAACGTCAAATGACGGCGGATGGCGTTGAAAGTGGATATAATTTTTTGTTGGAAAATGTTAATATTAAATTACGCGATGGATCACACACACCAATTGGTGTTTTTAGTTTATATTTTAAGGAACAAAAGAAGTTGACGCCGGAAGAAATTTATAAAATACAAACGCGGTGTTTATGGATCCAACAATTATTAATTGAAGAATAAATGGATGTTTTAAAAAAATATTGGGGAATTATCACGGCCGCATTTGGAATCGTTGGTTTATTAATTGGATATTATAATGATGCGCACACATGGATTTATGACCGGGTGCGTGGTGATATTCATGAACAAGAATTTGTGAAACCGAAATTGGATAAAATTTTATCGCATGCGGATTCGATCGGTTATTATCGAACGGAATTTGTGAATTTGATCATTGAAGTTCATTTATTAAAAATGGAAAATCAACGCATTAAGTTTCAAGCAACACAAGCCATGAAACAAATTTATTATTATGTGATGGTTTATGATCCGGTGTTGGATCAACACGGTTGTAAATATCACCTTCGAAGATTTCCGGATGATGGAACACCGGAATCTATTTCCCGCCGTGATTATTGGAAATTGATTGATGATGTCATATATTTGGTTGAAACATCTAATGAGGGTGCGTATTATAATGATTATTTAAACAACCGGGTTAATTTAAAACATAAATGGTCAGATAATTAAATTCAACATCATGAACAAACCAAAAATTCAAATTTCTAATGTTAAAGAAATAAAAACCACGGCCGTTGGCACGTTGATCATTATCTTGTCATGTTTGGATTTATGGCATTTCAAGGAAATCACCGCGTTGGTTTTCGGTTTTCCAGTCCAAGTATTGGGAATTATTTTCGGTGTTGCATTGTGGTTGATTCCAGATGCAATTTTATCATTTGGCAGACGTAAGGCAAAGGAATTATAAAAACAAAAATCATGAATTATCAAACGGCATTTGACAAAGTAATTGGGCATGAAGGTGGTTATGTAAACCATCCAAGTGATCCGGGTGGTGAAACGAAATATGGCATCACAGACCGCCGCGATGGAAAAGTTGATGGATTTATTGATGTGGATGGCGATGGTGTTGGCGATGTTGAGGTTGAAAAATTAACAATTGAACAAGCGCGTGAAGTGTATAAACGTGAATATTGGGATCCGTGTAAAGCGGAAAAACTTCCGGCTCAAATCAGGTATGCGCATTTTGACACGGCGGTTAATGCCGGAATCAAAACGGCCGCGAAGATTTTACAAAGGGCCGCCGGTGTGAATGATGATGGTGCGATTGGTCCAATGACATTAACGGCATCATCCAAAGTCACCATTTCGGATTATTTGTTTCACCGGGCGTTGCATTACATGCGTATAACTAAAAGAAATCCGAAATTGGCGGCGTTTGGATCCGGGTGGGCCAATAGAATTGAACATATTTGGAATGAAACAAAATAATTTGTGGATCAAAATTGCGTTAATTGAAGCGATTTTAATAATTGTTTTATCGGTGATTTTATTTTGGCCGGTTGAACATGTTTCCATGGATGATTATCATAAAAGTAAAATAAACGCGTCTAACGAACGAACGAAACGATTGGCGTTGCAGAATGCCAATAATACTTTAATCGTTAAATTAACCGCAAAAGAATCCGAATTGAAGGATAAAATCAATGAATTAGAAACCACCAAATCAATAAACAATGAAAAATTGGATGTGGACATTTCTATTATTAACGATGTGGATCTTGATTCCGCAATTGTTATTGGCGCAAACCAACAAAACTTCCGGCCAAAAGGTTATTGAATTGAATGGTGTTCGTGGCGTGTTTGTTCCGCAACCATTTTATCGCACCTTAATCATTGACCAACGCAAAGGTTTTTCATATTACACTAATTGGAAGATCACCGAAGTTCAGTTGATTAAAAAAGATTCTATTAATATCGGGTTAAAAGAAACGGCGGATCGGATCCAAATGAATTGGGATTTAGAAAAACAAAATTACAATGATCAAGTTGAAGTGAACCAAACCTTGGAAATCATCGCGGAAACCTTGGAAGAATCTAATGTAAAGTTACAAAAGAAGGTGAAATTCATTCCATGGATTATCGCCGGATCCTTTATCACCGGAACAACGGTTGGTTTATTAACAAAGTAAATCAACGTTTTCAACATTTTTTCAACAAAACATTTGGAATTGTCATTTATTAGTGATTACTTAGCGGAGTGAACATTAAAACAATTACCAATGGAAATAAATTTAACCGGTCACCAACACCGAGTAATTCACTTATTCATTGCTTGTCAATTAATGTTTCCGGATTCGGAATTTATTGAATCTGAAAACATTTCAAACGATGATCACATGATTAAATTGACGCCATATTTATTTATTCAGATCGGCGCGATTGACGAATATTATTTGGTGGCGGAATATATTAATCCAATTGGTGTAATTAAAACATCTAAGGACCTTAAAACGCCGTCAATGGTGTTTAGACACCTTCAATCCTTTTTATTAAAAATCATCGCGCAATGAATATTTGGAACATAATGGATGAATATCCGAATCACGTGTTGATAATCTTAATTGGATTATTGATTATTTTGATTTGTTTGCAATCAATCCGCGTTAATAAATCATTATTTGGTTATCGAGCGAAAGGAATTAAAAAATCATGGAAACATTTTGTTAAACGATTAAAAAAATAAGATGGACACCACCGGATTCGATCCCTTCCTTCCGTGGTCGGTTTTAATGTTCACACCGATGGTGTCCATTTTTATTCAAAAATTAAACATTAAAGTATGTCAGAAATAAACAATTATACATTCGAAGCATGGGAAAAGGACGGTCCGGGATGGAGGCGGCGTGGAAATGCCATCAAAGTGAAGGACATGAAAAAAGTAATCAAAACTTTTGGTGATGGTGTTGAAAAATTACAAAAATGCGAAACGGACAAAGCATTTCACGCGTTGGAATCCGGTGTTCGATTGCAAGCGGTTCAAAAGGGTTTCATTCCATTAACGAGAAGTGAACGCCGGGATGATCATAAATTAATTCAATGTGGATCATGTGGATGGTGGGGATCTTCGCGGTTAGTTTTACAGATACCAAATAAATCTGCCGCATGCCCGGTTTGTCATGGCGTGAAATTAGAAGAATTTGATGTGTCAAAAGAAATTAAACGTTTGCAGTCAATGCAATTAAAATCAATTTAACCAATCCCCCTACTAAAATGAAAAAATACACACAAGAAGAATTTGACAATTTTAAAGTTGTTAACGGATACAAAA